TAAATACTATTGAAGAATATGCTAATAATAAACTTGGGTCACCTGTTGATTTTCTTGCAGGTAATGTAAACACAACTGATGAACGAGGTACATCACTTCCATTTACTTGTAACCATACTTTAGCATCATGTAGTGCGTTTGCTGTATTAGAAAGTTGTAGACCATAGTCAATCTTATATACACCTGTATACTGTGCAGTCGCTGTGCTATTAGCGTTTAGAGTAAACCCAGAACCTTCTTCTAATGTATCCCATAAAACTTTAGTAGGGGTATTATTTGCCGTAGCATACTGGTCATCATTATGAGATGCCGCAATGTGAGGGTTACTTAAATTAGCTCCACCGTTAGCATTTAAAAGGTTTTGGCTTAATGTATCTACTTGGTTAAAATAAAGTCGTAACTGGTTTCTAAACTGATCTTCGTTACTATTATTATATTCTCTATCAGATATAACTAAGTTAGGAGCCTTTGTGGTTCTAACGATAGCCATTAGCTTCTCTTACCATCTAGTCTAGCATCTACTCTTGGCATACCTAATTGCCACTGTGTTCCTACAGTGTTAGAAGCTATTTTAAAATTCATTTGTCTACCACGAGCTCTAATAAATACTTGGTTAGTATATTCATCAACAGTTGCAGTTGCAGTAACTATGTCTTTAGCATTACTTGTACCCTCTACGCTTGCTGTAGCAGGAGTAGCTCCTGGAAAGTTTCTAACCCCAACAGTCATGGTAACTTCAGGTACAATAGGCTCACCCGTTTGTGAATCAGTTGTATCAGATGAAATAAAGGAGACATCAGGTATTACCTTTTTCAATAACATAAATTTATCGCCATCTTCTATATCAATATCTGATGATTCTATGTATGCATTTAGTGGTTGAGGTGCAGCTCCGTTTGGTTGTCCATTATCATTTCCGTTTTCATGTAGATATAAATACCCATCATATGCAGCGGTAGGATAATCAACTACAGTAGCGTCTACCCATGCGGTTCTTTCTAATGAACCATAGTACCAAATTTGTTCTTGGTGATTATAGATAACATAGCTATCAATCTCATTAGACTGCGCAGAACAATAGAACCATATAACTTCATTAAATTCGTTATTACTTCCTGCAAAGAATAAATCAGATTGTTCAGAATTAATATTACTAAATACATGTCGTTTTAATGTACAAGGTAAAGTATCAACTCGACCTGAGTATTGGAAGAACTTATCATTACCCATCCAATAAACAATGTTGTTTGCTTCAGCAACAGACTTAGGGCCCATAATATTAATATTAGATGAAATTTCTTGTAGACCAAATACTTCTTGTGTACCTAAAAACTGAATAGAAGTTAAAGAAAAGTCAGTCCAAACTAGTGTTTCCTGTCTAGTACGGAAGGCTGTAATAATTTCAGACCCTGTTTTAAGTCTTAAGAACCCCGCAGTATTAGTAACAGTAGGTTGCCAATTCTCTGGCTCAGGCCCTATATCTGTATCAACATTAGCCCACCTAATTAATAGAGGATCAAACTCACCTACATAAGTTGGGGTATTAGAAGCATCATATGCAGTGCATCCAAAAGCAAACAAATGTCCTGTAGGGGCAAACAATACTTTAGTAACTTGTTCTGGTACAGCAACTGCACCTGATATATCTTTTAAGTAAACAGCTCTGTTACTCAAAGCACTGCTATATTCCCAATAAAATATGTCCCCATTTAAGTAGTTAAATATTAAATCATTATTAAATTTGTCTTGGAAATATAGTCTAGGTCTAATAAATATAGGCTGATTAGAACCTGAACCCCATGTAAGTCTAGACCAAACATCTGTACCCCAACCATATCCTTCTGTAGCTCTAGCAGCGCCTGTATTAATTTCAAACTCTACATCAATAGAAGACCCACCACCCGTAGCATCTGAAGTAGCAGCTGATGCAACTGTAATAGCCACTTGGCTATCATCAACACGAGTAACAATATGGTCACCATTTATTTCAGCAGCTAATACACCCCCTACATCGGTAGCACCACTAATATATACCTCATCTCCAGTTAGTGCACCATGCCCAACAATGTTTATTAGTACAGTAGTGCTACCATTTAATGTTTCTATACAGTCGTCTGTTGTAGGAGTAGTAAAAGAAGCTCTAATAGGAGTTACATCATGTAACGTTGTACCTGCAGCTATATAAAACTTAGTGTTAGTACCTACGCCATATAATAAAGCCCCAGTGTTAGTACTATAAGAATATAAGCTTCTAGCCGACCCATCATATTGGTCAAAAGTTTGTACTATCCAACCACCTATTTTTTCAGGAAAACCTTGTCTAAATCTAATTTTATCGCAAGAATACCAACCGCCTTCACTAGAATAGTTAGTTACGTCTTTGTTAATCCCTGGTTTAAATGTTAATTTTGTTAGTGCCATATTAAGCCCCTGACATAAACATCGCATGCTCCGCGAGTCGACGTCTTACTAATCCTTGTAGTATTCTACCACCTGCCCTTCTATACATTAAAAGAACTTCTCCAGCACGCGTTTTATCACCACGGAGAAATGCCGACCGAATTGTCGATCTTTGAAATGTCCCCAAACCAAGATTAAAGCTAAAGCTGACAAGAGCATCAAACTCAGACTGTGTTGGTTGCAGAGAACCCAGCAGACGAAGTACGCCACGTTCGAATCGCTGTAAATCATATCGTAAAAGACCATCTACTTCTTCCTTTGTCCATGTTCTATTATCTTCTGGTTTTAATTTATATTCTTTTCTATCAGCTAAGTTCATCACTAGTTGTCTAGGATACAAAGCATGTCCACATCCTACAGTCCAAACATTCCCACTACACCTATAAGGTCTATATCGTACACCCTCAAAATGCTTGATGAGGTGAATGCCTGTGGCTGATGTTTTCATTATCGATATCTATCCCAATGCCTAGAACCAAACCAAAACCCTATAATACTTGCAAATATTGCCATTTCTTCTTGTGAAAATATAATGTCTAATGCAGTTACAAAATCTACGCCTGATCGTATAGCCCAAATTAAACCTACAATGTCGATAAATAATACAATAAAAACAAAAATATAGGTGATAACGGGGCGAACACTAGCACGGAGATTAATAACCCAAGGAGACGCATCTTTCGCCATTTTTTCATCGTGCTTATACATCGCCACTCTTTCTTGTGCGTAGGTTTCCATTTCCACTTGGTCTGTTCTAAATTCTTCAATACGTTCTTGTGAAGCAAAGCCTGCCTTAGCCATTTCCATAGCTCTTTCCATTTCCAATCTTGCCATTGTTTGTTCATGTTTTTGGTCTGATCTATTTTTAAAATAATCTAAAACGCTTGGTAAACCTGATGTAGCAAATCCTAAAATACTAGATAAAATACTTAACATTAAAACTCCTTATTTAATTAAAACAGCAAAAGTATATTCAGCTACAAGCAGTCCAAAAATAACTCCTAAGCTAACACAAAAATACCAATACCAATCTTTCATATTATGTTGCTGTTCCAAAGTTAAAGCCTTCAGGTTGATCCGTTGTTAATGTTGCAGGGAAAACTCTACCTTGTCCATATATTAAACGAACCCCGCCTTGTGAACCTTGTCCTGCAGAAGAACTATCATGTCCTCCACCGCCACCGCCATAACTATTACCAAAACCACCATTAAATGCTACACCAGTACCTGTACCTGCTCCAGTGGCTACAAACCCTGCACCTCTAACGCTATCAGGAGCACCGATAAGAGTCCAATCACTATCACCTGCACTTGAAACGCTAGCATATTCATTAGCCGTTAGTCCTGTAATTGCAGTGGTACCTGTTGAGTCATGTGTACCTCCGCGCCATCCTCCAATACCATCAGCAAATGAACCTACAGAAACTGAAGATGCAGTCACAGATGTGCTTATAGTATAAGTTCCTACTCCGCCAGTACCTGTACCTAATGCAGTGATATAGGTTCCTAAAGGAATTGCTCCGCCTGAACCTGCAACGGTTCTATTAGCACTGTTATCATAATTTCTAGCGACTGAGTCATCAAATATATAACTTCCTACTTTTAAGTTACCTACAGAAGTTACAGAAGATACGGTCATAGTAGTGCCAGAAAAATCAGCTACTACAATATTACTAGAGCCTCCCATACCACCACCTCTGTATGAGGCTGGAGGGTTTGTTGCTGAACTTCCTTCTCCGTATAAACCCACACCACCGCCGCCACCGCCACGGTAGTTAGAACCTGAACCATTAGCACCACAACCTCCTGAATTACTGCCTCCATCACCATCATATCCAGCAGCACCACCCCCACTACCTGCAGTAGTCGGATCAGTATTTCTTGGAGATCTTCCAAAAGCGCCACCGTCGCCAATGAATACTCCACCCATACAAGTTCTAGATGGAGCCCAATCTCCTCCACTGGAACCACTTCCTGAGTCTCCTCCTCCACCTCTTACTATCGTAGCGCCTTTCCAAGCATATCCATTAGGGTTATAAGGACCATACGAATTTGTAGTTAAGTTAGTTATTTTAACAGTTCCAGTTCCAGGGTCTACTACTTTATTACCTGCAGTGGAAGCATTAAAGGTGGTTCCTGGGTTACTATTAGCTGCGCCAAACTGAGTGAAGTCTGTAGTGCCCGTTGACACAATTGTATAATTTACATCCTGATTAGGTGCTTTTTGTATAAGTTTAGCAGGTAGAATAATGTCATATGTAAACTGAGTTGAGGAAGGCACTGATTTAACAGTAAATTCTCCGTTAATAGGTTTCCATCTTGAATCAACGCTTACAGTGTCTCCTACAATCAATCCATGAGCAGAATCGGTAGTTATAGTAGCTACAGAGCTAGAAGTTGATGCATTAATAACATTTACCGGAGCCGAATCAGATATAATAAAATGACTTCCTACACCATCGTTATATGGATCATTTGACCCTGTACGAGCTCCACCCCTACCAACGAGTACATAATAAGTTTCTCCGGGAGTTACAGTAAGGTTATTTTTGTAACCAAGGCCTCCACCGCCTCCGCCAGGTCCACCAGCGCCTCCACCTGCTCCACCTCCTCCGCCACCTACACAAACAGCAGATATACTTGTTACATTAGCAGGACAGGTCCATGTACTCACACCTGTTTCTGTAAATAATTCCTGACCATAGTAGGTATAAAAACGATTATAAAAGTCAGAAAAAGCTATAGCTCCTGAAGCCTTATCTCCTAAACCCCTAACATTAGTATCATTCATACTAATCACTGCCGTAGCTGAATTTCTTAGTTCAACATTAGCCTCATTTAACGACACTTGTCCTGATGCGGGCATTGTCATAATTATTTACCTTTTAATTGTTCTATTTCTGCTTTTAACTCTCTTATCGCTGCGAACGCAAGAGACACTAATTTAGGATAGTCAACTGCTAGTGAACCATCTTCTCTTTCTCTTACAGCTTCTGGAAGCACTGCTTTAACATCTTGTGCAATAACACCTATATCATGTTTTTGAACAAAGTAGCCATCTTCACCACCGTGATCTTTAATATAGTCAGCAGTCCAATCAAAAGTTTTACCACCAATATGGTTTACTTTATCAAGAGCGTTATCTATATCTTTTACATTTTCTTTAAACTTAATATCAGATGAGTAATATGCAGTAATATTATTAGTAGCTCTAATTTCACCTGTTGTTCCCGATGCAGCTGTACCTACGCCAAAAGAATCAAACTGAACGTCGCTTGCTGTACCTAAACCTAAACTTGTTCTAGCTGTAGCTCCTGATTCAACTACCCAATTAGCGCCATCCCCTACAATAAAATTACCATCAGTTAAAGCTAATCCAGATATATCTTGTAAACCTGCATCATATGCTTGAACATCGGTACCTATTGTTAAGCCTAAACTTGTTCTAGCTGTAGCTCCTGATTCAACTACCCAATTAGCACCATCCCCTACAATAAAATTACCATCAGTTAAAGCTAATCCAGATATATCTTGTAAACCTGCATCATATGCTTGAACATCGGTACCAATAACTAATCCTAAATTTGTTCTTGCTCCAGAAGCTGTAGAGCTTCCAGTTCCTCCTGAAGATATAGGAACCGGTGCAGTAAGGTTTATATTAGTAATACCATTAACAACATTAGTCCCATCTACAAATACTAAAAAAGCTTCTCCACTAGGTATATTTATCCCAGTACCGGCCGCAGTTTTTACTGTTACAGTATCAGCTAAATTATTATTGATGATGTATAATTTTTCAATTGTAGGCACTGTTAAGGTTCTTGCCCCGCCAGAAGTACCTGTTAAATTTAGTCTTAGGTTACGTGCAGCTTGAGAAGCATTAGTGTTTGTTAATGTTAAAGTTACATCTGATCCAGTAAACGCTACGTCTGCTGAACCTGAAATAGCCTCTTCAACTGCTGTGCCTAAGTTAATATTGGTAGTAGCTCCCCAAACACCTGACTGTTCACCAGTGCCGATAAGCTCAAATTTTAAATCTGAATATGTACTTGCCATAATAAATCCTTATTTTTTCATTATTTTATCTTGTTTTGCCCGACATTGGAATGCTTGTAACGTAGATACCGATATGCTTTTTCTCATTCCAAACTTCACCACAATCAGAACAGATTCCAGATTTGTATTCATCTGCGTCAACTGACATACCACAATGAGAACATTCAAGTCCTACTTCGTATGCACACTCAACTGACCCGTCTTCTTTTTTCTTTGCTTCAACTTTTATCATGCTGCTATCTCCGTCCATTCTGTTGTTTGTTCATCATTTACATCTGTCCATCCTGGTGATTGAGTATCTATTATGTCAGTCCAGTTAGCTGTTTGTGTATCTGTTACATCAACCCAATTAGGTGTTTGAGCATCATTTATATTACCCCAATCAGCTGTTTGGTTATCGTCTACTTCACCCCATACCAATACCTTATTTACAAAGCCTGTAGCGCTCACTCCTATTGGGGTCACACCTGCTTTAGCAATTATTATAACATTGCCTACTTGAGTGAACCCTGCTACGGTAGTTACATCAACATCCGCATTGGCTTTAACTTCAGCTAATCCTAATTGTGTAGTACCTACATTACCAACTACATTAACTACAGCTTTTGCATCAAATGTAACTGTACCAGTCTCGCCTGTAGCTTCATTACCATTTATATTTACTACTGCTTTTGCTACAACTACTTCTTCACCAAGTTGAGTAGTACCAACGTTGCCCGTTACATTAACTACGGCTTTAGATACTGTTGTTACAGTGCCTGTTTCACCTGTCGCTTCATTACCTGTTACATTAACAACCGCTTTAGCATCTACTACTTCTTCGCCAAGCTGAGTAGTACCTTGAACACCAACTGCATTAACTACAGCTTTTGCATCAAATGTAACTGTGCCTGTTTCACCTGTAGCCTCATTACCTGTAACAATAGCATCTGCGTTAGCTGCGACTACTACGGTGCCTATTTGACCTGTAGCGTCATTTCTTATCGCATCAATTACAGCTGTAGCAACTAAAGTAATGTCGCCAAGTTCAGTAGTACCTTGAACACCAACAACATCAATATAATTATTAGATTCAGCTACAACATTACCTGTTTGCCCTGTAGCTTCAACCCCAGTAACCGATACGGCTACATTAACTGCTTCGGTAACTAACTCCGAAGAAAAGGGTACTTCACTAAATGGGCTAAATCCAAACATTATTCAGGCATCGCAGGAAATGTTACATTAAATGGGAAACCTTCTTGAATTGTAATATCTCGTAATTCTTGTCTGTATGTTGCCCATACTGTTTTATCTACTGTGCAATCTGGTATTTGAGTCCAATCTGAATCTTTGAGTAATTGATTTCTTTTTGCTCTTACTTCCGTTGCTTCTTGTTGTTCTCTTTCTATAATTTCTTCTGTTGTGTAGTCATGAATATCATAAGGCTGTATCCAAGCTCCATTAACTTCTACAGGTATACCCTTTGTTATATATTGTGTTGCATTGTTATAGTCAGGTGTTTCAGCCAATGTGCATGGGTATACATTATATTCTGCTAAAGTTTCTAACGGAATCTCTTTAGGAAAAGAGACATTTGGGTTATCTTGACGAAGTTGACCTATTGTATATTTTTTAGGTCCATCGTTTGTAATTATAATAAACATTTTATATCCTTATAGTGTTCCAAAAGTCGATACATCTAGCGCTGCATCTTCAGCCCAGTATCTAATTTCATTTATTGTTCCTGTATAGTTAACCATATAATTTGTTCCAAGATCTGCAGCAGTTCCGTTAACTTGACCATATCCTTTACCTGCACTTCCCCAAAGTGAATCAGCAGATGATGCGGCAGAGTTTGTTCCTAACGATACTAATTCATTAGCACTTCCTTTACCGCCTACTTGGACATATGCTTTTAGCTGTCTACTATTACTTGTATCAAATGCAAAATAATATGTGCAAAATGTTCCTGTATAAGCAGATATATCTATTTCTAAATATGCTGTTAATGTGTCATCAATACTTGTCCAAGCCGTGCTTCCGTCATACCCTCTTACTCGCAAAGTTCCATTAGAAACACCGATCGACATCCCATCTCCTGTTCCACCTGCTTCCATTAATACGCCATCATCAGTTGAACTAATATTTGCGTCTATAGCAATCAGTGCATCGTTACTACCATTACCAACTCCAGTTCCTGTGCTTGGAAAAGATGTTATGGTGTAATCAGGTGTTCCAAAGTCTGCTTCGTAATTTAAACCTAATGTTTTAACAAGAACTGTATATACTCCCCAGCCATCTGAAGTATTAGTAAAAGTGCCTGGGTCTTCTGACGATGCAGTAATGTCCGTTTTGGTTACGCCTGCAACAGCTATATCATCTTGCGAAGAATATTGCACATCATATCCTGACGGATACCCTGTTATAGTTACATTTCTATCATACCCAACTAATACAGCTATATAGTCTTCAGGGTTAATTGTTGCTGTTATTGATGCAGGGTCTGCGTTTCCACTTGCTGAATCAGCAACTGAATATTGTGGTGCTGCAGAAACATCTGCTCCTCTAAACACCATTGCAATTCCACCATCAACAGAACCATCATTCATTGTTATTGAGCTAACTCCACTTGCAACAACATAATAGGATAGTCTTGTAGCACTTTGTCCGTTACTTGTTGTAGCTAAATCAATATCTGTAACATTTAAACTTAATGAACCTGCTGTTGTACTAGCATCTGCATGGAGAAATAAAACTAAATCATTTTCTTCTACAGGAATAGTAATTGGAAAACTAGTAATCTCTACATCTGAAAAACCATAAGTATCAACAAGTGTAAGCCCCTCTGCTATATTACCTGAGGCTGCTCTTAATCCATGTGCTAATATACTCATTAGCTTAAATCTCCAACATAAGCAGCATAGGTTACTCCAGCTACTTTCCATAACTCTATTACTGTATAACCTGTTGTCGCTAGTGTTGGAGCAGAACCACCAATCCATTGGTCTACTAGAGATGTCCATGTAATGGTGTAAGCAGAGCCGTCATCAATCATTAATGTTATACTTTGACCTGCAGCTAAACTATCTGTTGGTGTTGAGTTGCCAGACAATGTCCATGTCTGTATATTGCCACTGTTTGCTGAAATAGCAGGGGTTGTTCCTGTCACTGCGACTACTGTCTCAAGGAATGATGTAGCACGAGCAATACCTGATACATCTAGTTTGTAAGAAGGACTCGCAGTACCAATACCTACACTACCAGTAGAGGTGACAGTCATTTTAGTTGTACCATTAGTTTGGATTTGTACTGGGTATTCTCCGTTTGTTCTAAAAACTCCAGTACCTTCTTCGTTTTGATATATTATAAGAGGTTCTGTTACATTTTGATTTTTTATATCAAGTCTAGCCCAATTTGTAGCTGAGGTATTTGAAAGAATTTCTATTGCTGGGTCATAATCATTAACTGCTACACTAGTTTGTTTAGCAGTGAAGGTATTAGCAACATCATTCTTTGTGGTATCTGCATCGTATGCTTGTACGCTTGTGCCTATGTCACTATCTTTAAGGACATTTGAAGGTGTTATAATATTTGATAGTAAAGCCATTTTTTATCCTTATTTTATTCTGGTTTTGTTTGTAAGTTTAATAAACATTTAGTTTCCTTTTTTAAGAATAAGAAAATTTATAAATACTAGCTGTAGCATTTAAAGTATCGCCACCCCAAGAGAAAGTAGGAGCAATTAGCTGTGATGACTCTGTATTATTATTATAACTTGCATAAAAATTTGATCCTGCTGCAGATGTTTGATAAGTATCTTCAGTTAATTCATCTACTGACGTATCCTCTCGAACTCCATTTAATGTTGTATTGCCTATTAAAAATTCATTTGTTGCAACATCAAAATCATTTGCTGGGTCTGTAAAAGCTACTGAATTTGTTCCAGTTTGGAATATACTTAAATTTCTTTCTAAACTTATACTAGAAGCATTAATAGTGTAAATTGCTATGTTCTCATTATAAGTTGTAAGAGTTGTACCTGACAGATTAGCTACTATAGTTACCGAAGTTCCTGTTGGAACTTTAGCAAAAAATACGCCATGTGCAGTATTAAAACTAACACTACGAGATGTAGTTACCGATGCAGAAACCCCATTAATTGTTGCAGAGCTTAAACTTGTTGAAGATGCATCAGTAACCCACTGTAAAGCTACAATTACATATCTATCTGCATCAGGTGTTCCTATATCAACAGAAGTAAAAGTTTTTGTAGATGATGTATTATCTAATAGAGTTGAGAAGCTAGTGTATGCAACATCTGCTCCACCTTGTTGAGCCTGACCTAAAAACATTAACTGTATCCCGCTCATGACACATTACCTGATATAGCACATACAGTACCACTAATAAATAATATGGTTGCTAGACCTCTTGTTGCTAAAGTAACTGAAGCTACATCTGTATCTGTTCCAGCAATATATGCTGTAGTAATTGAACAAGTTATAGTGACATTACCTGTTGTGTTGTTAAATATAGTAATTGCATCACCTTCAGAAAAAGTAGAATTAGGAATAGTAATAGAACCTCCTGTACCTACTTGAACATATTTACCTACATCACCTGTTGCTAAAGTATAAGAAGTTGTTTTAGTTCCCACCGCAGGGATATTTGGGTAACCTACAGTAGAGCCAATGTCTGTATCGACTAGAACATTGCTACCGCCATTTTGTAGTGTGCCTGTAAAGTTAGCTGTTGTGTCACCATATTTAGCAAAATCTGATAAGTCTGTAGATGAAGCTGCTAGAGCATAAACTTCCCAAGTAGAGCCATCATATACGAACTGGATACTAACACCTTCTAAATCACATACTAAATCTTCGGCTGTGCCGTCTATAGTAGAACCATTTCTACCCACTGTTAAGTTATTGGTAGACCAATCAGCACCGTCAGCTATGACTACTTGATCGCCTGTTGAAGGAGAGGCTGGAAGAGTTACTGTAAATGCACCACCTGATGTATCTGCTATAACACCTTCATTAGCAGAGGCTGTGTAGTTAGCTGTTTTTACAACATAAGTTATTCCTTCAGCAGGGTCTGTCCATGTTGGAGGCGCATTTCCGCTTGAAGTTAATACTTGGCCTGATGTTCCGTATGCTGTGCCTGATGAACCAAATGATACGCCACCAGAAGAAGTGATACGCATGCGTTCTGTATTAGCACCATTAACCCAAGCAAAATCTGCTATAGCTGCTCCAGTCGTCGCTCTAAAATACATTCCCCAGTTTGAATCAGCAGAGATAGTTCCTGCACCAAATGCAGAAGTAGAACCAGGAACACCAGGATAACTTAAAGAATATGCATTAGCAGTTCTTGTTATTCCGTTTACGTCTAAAGGTACGCTAGGACTACTCGTACCAATCCCTACTCTATTATTAGTAGAATCTACATAGAGTGTATTCGTATCTACAGTGAGGTCAGCATTAATAGTTTGATTAGCTGTAAACGTATTTGCTACATCATTCTTTGTGGTATCTGCATCGTATCCTTGAACAGTTACACCGATGTCAGTTGTATAAACACCATTAGTTACAGTTGCAGCGTTACCTGCTAATGACGCTGTAATTATTCCTGCATTAAAGTTACCTGATCCATCACGAGCTACGATACTAGAAGAAACATTACTGCTTGTAGCATTAGACGTCACAGTAAATGTACTTGCTCCCGCTTGGTCAGCAGTGAATGTAGCTGAACCACTTAGTCCTGTACCTGATGTTGTTAAAGATAGAGTGCCATTATTTGGTGAGGGGACATCATCCCAACTACTATTAGTGCCATCTGTTGTTAAGTATTTTCCGCTATTACCTGTCATTGACGGTAGCACTTTGCCATCATCTAATGAAGTTATCCATGAAGGGTTAGCATATGAACCTGAAGTGTAGACTCCGTCTGTTACTGTAGCCGCGTTTCCAGAGATGCTAATTGACCAAGTACCTGTTGCCCCTGTGCCATCATTAGCTGGAACTCCTAAACTTGTCCTAGCGGTAGAACCTGATTCTGCAACCCAATTAGCCCCATCACCAACTATAATGTTGCCATCAGTAACTGCTAGTCCTGCTATATCATCTAGTCCCGCATCCCAAGCTTGGACATCTGTACCTATCTCTAGCCCTAAATTAGTTCTAGCTCCCAAAGCTGTTGAAGCTCCAGTGCCTCCATTAGCGATAGCAACTTGTCCTGTTAAGGCTATGGTTGTACCTGTAATATCAATGTTAGTGCCTGCAACATAATTCAAAGTAGAACTAAATAATACAAAGCTAATATCTGTTGTACCAAACGTTATAGTTCCTACTGTATTACATATATAAGATTCTCCAGCGCCTGTATCGCCTTCCGTTACATAAAAGTACGAGCCTTCATCAAGACCGTCTGCAGTTGAAGGTGAATAGCTATCTGCATCAGTAGCACGAGTTAAAACCCAATTAGTAGAGGCTGATCCTGTATCTGTAACTGTATAGACACCGTTTTCAGTAGCATCTGTTTGGTTATATATTAATACTCGATCATTAGTATTTAAAGTAACACCATCAATAACAAGAGCAGCTTGAGTCCCTGCGTTTGTTAAAGTTGCTCCAACGCCAGCTGTACCATTATTATAAGTAGCATTTAAGTTTCCAGCAGAGTCAGGACTTTCTACCCTAACAGCGTCATGAAAATGAATTGCTGAAGCTACAAGAGAATCAACATATGTTTTAGTTGCAACTTGGTAGTCTGTAGTAGGGTTTGCTGTTACAGCAATTGAACCGCCTGTGATAGATACATTGTCAGAATCTTGAGAAGCTATGGTTCCTATGTCAGCGGTATTAACACTGCGATCTGCAGGATAGGTAACAAACACTTCTTTCGTGCCTGCACTAAAATTAACTAAACTACCTGAGTTAGAAGAAGCTAAGACAGTATCACGAGATAAAGTTGTGCCCGAAGTCGTGTAAGTACCAATACCAACTTCCCACTCAGTATTTAAAACTATGGTGTAGTAAGTAGTATTACCATCGCCGATAACAGAAAAGTCATCATAGCCAGTTGCGGCTGGACCTAATGTAAATGTTCCGGTACCAGTACTAGTTGATGTAACCTTGACTCTATCTTTTAATACC